ACTCGTTGGCAATCTTGCAGCGGAAGTCACCAAGCGGGACTTCGCTCGTGTACAGCCGGATCGAAAACTTGCTGAATACTTCATTAACTGACGGGTAGTCCTCCCGCCTGAACATCTCACCCTGTGCTACGAACGCCATGTTCGACACGATGCTCGGGTATGCCTTGATGAAGTCTGCGACCAGTCCGTTGAAGGTAGTCTCGTGGTGCTGAAACTCCTTCATGAAGCGGGGTAGTTCTACGGATGGGAGGATTCTCTGACTGCCTGCCCAGTCGTACGTCCGTCGCTGCATCCAGTTATAAACCGTCTGGCGATAGTTCAGCACCCGCTTGTGTTCCAGATTCTTGGCGAGCAAGTGCTTCACAAACTTACCCGCATCGCTGTCGGCTTTCTTGGCTTGCGTCACCTCCTCGCTGATCTGTTTGTCCTGCATCGTTGCCGTCCACACTCGGGTGTCTACGTCCACCAACACGCATGACGATGCGAGCGAGACGATGTGTTCCGGCTTCTTCAAGAATGTTTCGTTTGATCCGTTTGCTACGTCCATCACTTATCTCCTAGTTCATGTCCAAGTGAATCGTTGTTTAGTCCAGTTGCTTAGTCATCCCTACGTCTATGATCATAGTATAGGATACCTTTACATATAAAGCAAGACTTTGGGGATCTTTTTTCCACCTGATTTATCTAGTCCATCCCCTAGAACGCACCATCGGTCACCTCCCACGCACTTTGCGCCCACTCATTACTCTGCACTTTTTCGAGCAACTCTCGTCGCTCCATGTATTCAAGTTCTAATTCACGCGCGTATGCAGCGGCTTCAAGCACCGCAAACTCTTCATCCTCCACGGTACACCTCCCGTAATGCTTCGATCTGTTTGTTGATACGTCGCAACTCTTCCTGCAACTCACGCAGCACTTTCATGTATGCCTCATCTGCGCTGAGAAACTTCTCTGCCTGTGTTCGCAAAATTTCGATGTCTGCGTCGTTCATCGGTAGAACCCTCCCTTGTTGTTTATCCCACACAACTCCTCCCGGTTTGCCGGGACGATGTAGTTGCTCTTGTGGAGCGGGACGACGGTGTGCTTCCTCTTCCGTGCCTGTTCCTCGCCACATGGCATGCAGGTGAGATAGCCAAGAACCACACGCTCGTCCTCAATAAACTCGGCATAACATCGTGTGCACAACTTCTTATCCATATACCTTTACCTCGTGCCGGACGACGGCATTCCCGAGTCCCATGTCCAACACATCACGCAAGAAGTCCCGGCTTACCTCCGTGCAAGTCTCGTGCGGGTGAGCCTGTCCCTTGTGCTTCGATGTCGTGATGGAGTACCTGTCCACGTTGGCAAACCAACGATTCACGCTCGGGATGAAGGCATACATAGGGAAGTGCTTGCCGTAGGAATAGACGGCGTAGATGTCCTCTCCCGCTGTGCCGGAATACCCGACACCTGCCCGAACCCATTCAGCAAAGATGTTATTAGCGACGAAGGGTTGCTTGGCCTGTACGTGTGGGCGCACTTTGGGGTTAGTCGTCTTGATCGGCTTGGTTGTCTTGGTCGTTTGCATGGCTTTCTCCGTTTCGTAATTCATGTCGAAGTGAAGTCCTATTTAACGTGTTGAGTTAGTTGTTCATCGGTCATGAGCCCATATTATAGGGCTTCTTTACGTTTATGTCAAGACTTTGGATAAAAAAGATATCTGGCGATGGGACGGAGCGGGACGGGGTTTGCGGTATCCGCGTGGTGGATAAAATCTGTTCCACTTGTTCCAAGTTGTTCCAAAAATGAAACTTATACAATGCTACAAAAGGAGGAGGGTGGAGGAGGCTAAGTTGTTGTTTTTATTATTATTTATTTTTAGTAGTAGTAGTTGTTCAATCTGTTCCAATAAAAATGAGGTATACGAATGATGTGATGATTTTTTGCGTGCGGGTTGACGATCCGCGATGACGACTTCCTCGACTTGGTTTTTACCCCTCCCCCCTTGCCCTACCTTGAAAAACTTGGAACATTGGAACAGATTTGCACTATTCCCTTGCAAAACAATGACTTACCGATTTTGAACTTGGAACAAAACTTGGAACAAGTGTGGAACAACGTGGAACAGACCATCATTTTATAACGTTATAAAACGATGTGAGGCTTTGCGGGTTCGATTCACTTGGAGGTGAAGTCTTATTTAGTGGAACCCCTCTCGCTTAATAGCTTAACTAGCCATGCCTCTCCCCGCGCAGCCACGCACACGCGACACGCGCGCACAAACAAGGAACTGGTTTCTTATGCGAAACGCAGGCATAAAAAAGCCCCGGCAACCTTGCGGCTACCGGGGCGAGTGGGTCAGGCCTTGTTGATTACTTCAGTCAGCATCCTGATCAGGTCGGCCTTGTCTTTCGGAGCAGTCGGGTCACCATTCTTTCGGGCGGTCGCTGCTCGTTTAAGCATTGTCTGCGCGAGGCCGTTTTGCTTATCAGATAACCAGTCGAGATATCTCTTGTTGGCCTCTCGTGTCCGGCCTTTGATTCCGGCCTTCAGGTCATTCACGGCCTTCATTAGACTCTTCATGCGATTCGACCGATACTGACTTTCGTCATAACGCGCGTCTTTCACTAATTCATACTTCGCCGCGTCTTTAGTCTTCAGTTGGCCAAAGTCATAGGCCGACAATCCGCAAGCGTATTCAATCGTCAGAGCGAACACTCCGGTTGACTCCATGCCCCTTGCGGCCTCTTCATCGATTGGCAGGTACTCGCTGCCCTTGTGAGCAAAGTACCGCGTTCCGTACAACTCATTTTTGCGGCCTGTCATGCCCTTTTCTAATTCGGCCTTGACTTCATCGGAGAATTCGCCAGACGGATAACGTCGCACCAATTCGGTTGCGAGCATCGCAATCGTGTCGCCTTGTGATGCGGCAGAGTAACCAATCGACGCAAGGTCGGCCGATTGAATTTTCTTCATGTCTACTGCTTTCATCGTAATAGTCCTATGTTAAATGCGCCCTGCGGTATTGCATGGCGTGAGATAGTTATATATCAGGCGAATCGATATGTAAACTTTCACCTATAAATGAAACGCTACATAGTCCGACCCCACCCGTACCCGGCCCCCCGCTATTCAGTTGGGACTCCGCCGCGCCCCCCATACCCCTAGATCCACACAAACGATGCCCACTTTTTCCACACTTGGCTGACCCCACCCCCCTTCATATAGAAACACCCCCCGTCATCAATTTGGTACCATGCCATTTTCTTTTATATATTTTGTTGTACTATCCACACACATGGATGCACAGCCGTTAGTTCCTGACATCGAAGACAACATCCCGCTCCCGGCTCACGCTCGGGAAGCCCTACCTGAGTTGTCTGCGCCCGAAGAGATAGAGATGCGGGCAAGGACAATTAAGTTGATCTCGGATATCACGCAGACACCCATCGTTCCCACGGATGGCGATGCCGAAGCTGCCAAGGAATTGGCACGTGAGATGGTCGAGAACCCGAATATGAAGCCTGACTTCAGCGTTTATCCGAACGAAGTCATAGCGATGTATGCCGGTATCGCTGCCAGATATAACCACATGATCGTCAAGGAGTTGTCAGATCTAAAGTTGTACGTGGTTAATAAGCTGTTTGAGTCAGTTGAAGCAGCCGATGATGTCAAAACGCGCATTGCAGCGCTCAAAGCACTGGGCGAAGTGGACGGAATCGACGCATTTAAGAAGCGTAGTGAGATAACGCACCAGATAAAGCCCATCGAAGAGGTCGAGAAAGAGCTTCTGTCGGTGTTGGAAGGCATTGAATACAAGGTCGTTAGCGACGAAAGCCCTGAAAAATCGTGCAACTGACCCAAGAAAACATAGAAAAGCTGCGTCTAGCGCTGCCGAACATGCCGGATAAAGAGAAACGGCGCGTTGCCGACCTTCTCAAGCAGTATCAAAGCCAAATTACGCAGAAACTAGGCAAGGATTCGTTCCTAGATTTCATTCAGCACGTGTATCCGGGCTACAAAGTTGGTCCGCACCACAAAAAACTCGCCAGAATCTTCGAAGAAATAGCCGAAGGTAAGAAAAAGCGGGTCATCGTCAACATCGCCCCGCGTCATGGCAAGTCCGAGATGATCAGTTACCTCGCTCCGGCGTGGTTTCTAGGCAAGTACCCGCAGAAGAAAGTGATTATGGCCTCGCATACCGCTGATCTCGCCGTTAATTTCGGCAGACGGGTGCGTAACTTGGTCGGAGGAGAAAACTATCGTGACATCTTCCCTAATGTCTCTCTGCAAGCTGATAGTAAGTCTGCTTCTCGATGGGGTACTAATTTTAATGGTGAGTATTTTGCTATCGGTGTTGGCGGTGCTCTTGCTGGCCGAGGTGCTGATTTGTTCATTATTGATGATCCCCACTCAGAACAGGAGGCTAAACAAGGTCGCGCAGACGTTTTTGAACCAGCTTGGGAATGGTTCCAGTCGGGTCCAGTCCAACGATTGATGCCGGGTGGTGCGATTATTGTCGTGATGACCCGATGGTCGAAGATGGATTTGACCGGCAAGATTGTGGATCACATGTTGCGCGAAGAAGGCGCAGATCAGTGGGAAGTCGTGGAATTTCCCGCCATTTTGAACGACAAACCGCTATGGCCTGAGTTCTGGGATATCAATGAACTCTTGGCTAAAAAGGCCAGCATGGATGTGCGCTATTGGCAGGCACAGTACATGCAGCAGCCGACCTCGGAGGAGGGTGCGCTCCTCAAGCGGGAGTGGTGGCGGATATGGGAGGGAGAGAGTCCCCCGCAGTGCGAGCACATAATCATGAGCCTCGACGCAGCCCAAGAGAAATCTAACCGCTCGGACTTTAATGCCCTGACTACTTGGGGGGTTTTCTTTAATGAGGAGACCCAGAACTACAACATAATTCTACTTAACTCCATAAAACAAAGACTGGAGTTCCCCGAGTTAAAGGCGTTGGTGATTGAGGAGTACAAGGAGTGGAACCCGGATACGTTCATCGTTGAGAAGAAATCCAACGGTGCGGCGCTGTATCAGGAGATGCGTCGGATGGGCGTGCCGATCAGTGAGTTCACGCCGGGTAAGGGTCAGGACAAGATCAGTCGAGTTAATGCGGTGTCAGACTTGTTTTCTTCAGGTATAGTCTGGTGTACTGACCATAGGTGGGCCAGAGAAGTAGTGGAGGAGTGTAACGATTTCCCCTCCGGCACCCATGATGACTTGGTGGACTCTACGACTCTCGCTCTTCTGCGCTTCAGACAGGGTGGGTTTATTCGACTTCCGTCAGACGAGCCTGAGCCAACAAAATGGTTCAAGAGCCACAGGCGCGAAGGCTACTATTAGGAGAGTTTAGATGGCTGTCGATAAAAGTTTGATGGAAGCTCCCCAAGGCATTGCTGCGATGGCGGCGGACGCGGAGCCGATTGAGATTGAGATCGTTGACCCGGAAGAGGTCAATATCGGCGTGGATGGCATGGTCATCCAGATGGCAAAAGCCGAACCCCGTGCTGAGGATTTCGACGCCAACCTTGCCGAGTACATGGATGAGAACGAACTTCAGCTTCTCGCCTCCGAGTTAATCGCAGATTATGAGCAGGACCTCGCCTCCCGCAAAGACTGGCTCGACACCTACGTTAAAGGACTGAAGATTCTGGGTATTCGGTACGAAGAGCGTACTGAGCCGTGGCCGGGTGCATGTGGTGTGTTCCATCCTCTCCTGATGGAGTCGGCAGTTAAGTTCCAGTCCGAAACGATTATGGAAGTCTTCCCGGCTATGGGGCCGGTCAAGACCAAGATTATCGGCAAGGAGACTCCTGAGAAGAAAGAGTCTGCGATTCGTGTCGCTGATGACATGAACTACAAGTTAACCGAGGAGATGAAGGAGTACCGACCTGAGCATGAGCGGCTTCTCTTGAGCCTCGCCCTCTCGGGTAACTCATTTAAGAAAGTCTATTACGATCCCTCGCTGGGGCGTCAAACTGCGGTCTATATCCCGGCTGAAGATATCGTGGTGCCGTACGGTGCGCCGAACATTGAGACAGCCGAGCGTGTTACGCACAAGATGCGTAAGACCGAGAACGAGGTTAAGAAGCTTCAGTACGCCGGGTTCTATCGTGATGTGGACTTGGGCGAGCCCATGCGCGTCATGGACGAGGTGGAGAAGCAGAAGGCTGAGGATCAGGGCTTCTCAGCGTCGATGGATGATCGGTTTCAGTTGCTTGAGATGCACGTAAATCTGGACCTCAAGGATTATCCGGACGTTGATGAAGATAATCACGAGACGGGGATTGCGCTGCCCTACGTGGTAACAATCGAGAAGGGTACGGGGACGATTCTAGCCATTCGGCGGAATTGGAAGGAAGAAGATGAACTCAAGCAAAAGCGACAGCACTTTGTTCATTATGGTTACATCCCCGGATTCGGGTTCTACTACTTTGGTCTCATCCACCTTATCGGCGGACACTCTAAGGCAGCTACATCTCTTCTTAGGCAGCTTATCGACGCAGGAACACTCAGCAACCTTCCGGGTGGCCTCAAGTCGCGTGGGCTTAGAATTAAGGGAGACGATACGCCTATTGCTCCGGGAGAATTCCGAGACGTAGACGTACCAAGCGGTGCAATCCGCGACAACATTCTTCCTCTGCCGTACAAGGAACCCTCGCAGACTCTCGCTCAGTTGATGGACCGAGTGGTCGAGGAAGGACGCCGCTTCGCTGCGGTGTCGGATCTCAAAGTCAGCGATATGTCCTCGCAGGCTCCGGTGGGTACGACGCTCGCCATTTTGGAGCGCGTGTTGAAGGTGATGTCGGCTGTTCAGGCTCGCATTCACTACACGATGAAGCAGGAGTTCAAACTCCTCGCTGCGATTATTCGGGACTACACGCCAGACGAATACTCATACGAGCCGGAAGTTGGCGGTCGCAAGGCCAAGAAGTCCGACTACGACAACGTTGATATTTTGCCGGTATCCGATCCGAACGCGGCCACGATGTCGCAGAAGGTCGTGCAGTACCAAGCAGTGCTTCAACTGTCGCAGACTGCTCCAGAAATTTACGATCTTCCCTATCTCCATCGCCAGATGATCGAGACGTTAGGCATCCGAAACGCCAACAAGATTATCCCGGTGGAGGAGGAACTCAAGCCTGTAGACCCCGTGACAGAAAATATGAACCTCATGAACAGCAGACCTGTGAAGGCGTTCTATTATCAAGATCACGAGGCACATCTACAGGTTCACATGATGGCCATGCAGGATCCGAAAATCATGCAGATTGTGGGTCAGAACCCACAGGCTCAAGCTATCATGGCCGCTGGCGCTGCTCACATCATGGAGCACGTAGCGTTTCAATACCGCAAGGAAATCGAGAAACAACTGGGAGCAAATCTCCCGCCGATGCCCGATGCGGAGAAGGACGAGAATTTCCTGCCGGAAGAAGCAGAAATTCAGATCTCTCAACTCGCCGCAGCCGCCGCTGCCAAACTGCTCCAGAAGGATCAGGCCGAAGTCCAACAGCAACAGGCCCAGCAACAGGCTCAAGACCCTGTTATCCAGATGCAGCAGATGGAGCTTCAACTCCGACAGCAGGAGTTGCAGATCGAAGCACAAAAATTGCAGCTTAATGCTCAGATTCAGCAGCAGAAGTTGCAGCTTGATGCTCAGGTCAAGATGGCTGATCAGCAGCGTAAGGAGAAGGAGTTGCAGATTGATGCGGCTCTCAAGGCCGACGAGATTGAACTGCGTCAGGTTGAGATCTCAAATCGTCAGCAAATTGAAGCAGCCAAAATGGGCGCAGATATCCAGAAGCACAAAGCTGCCCTTGCCGCCAAACAGCAGGCAGAGGGAGTCCGCATGGGTATCGACATCGCCAAGTCGAAGGAATCTGCTGAGTTTCAGCGCAACCGCCCCCAAACGGGCAAGAAGGAGTAAATGAGTTATACAACGCCTCTTGAGTACCTCAAATCAAAACTTGAGGACGAGCGTTCCAACGTCGTGTCTTTCCTGTCTCAAGGCACGCTGAAGGATATCGAAGAGTACCGAAGATTGTGCGGAGTCATTCAAGGTCTTGACGCCGCCAAAGTCCTAATTAATGACCTTGCAAAACGGATGGAGACAGACGATGAGTAATATTGATGTTGAGAAAACACAGGAGGAGGCTAAGAAAGCTTCCTTGCTTCCAGCACCGAGGGGGTATCGGTTGCTGTGCGCGGTTCCTCATGTAGAAGAGGAATATGAAGGCGGAATCGTTAAGGCCGAGGACACCAAGCGAACTGAAGAGTTGACTACGGTCGTTCTCTTCGTCGTGAAGATGGGTGATATGGCCTATACCGATAAAGACCGGTTCCCTACCGGACCTTGGTGCAAAGAGGGGGATTTTGTCCTCACTCGCCCGTACTCAGGTACTCGCGTGGTCATTCATGGCCGTGAGTTCCGCATCATCAATGACGACACGGTTGAAGCGGTGGTCGATGACCCCCGTGGTATCCGCCGCGCATAAGGAGAAATAGTTATGGCAGATCTTGAAGAATTTAAGTTTCCTGACGAGCAGGAAGCGAAAGAGGCTCCTGATAATCAGGAGTTCAGCATCGAGGTAGTCGATGACATGCCTCCAGAGGATCGGGCACACGCCAAGCCGATGCCGAAGGAGATCGTCGAGAATCTGGAAAAGGACGAACTTGACCAGTATTCCAATGACGTAAAAGAACGCTTCAAGCAGATGAAGAAGGTTTGGAACGACGAACGTCGGGCCAAGGAAGCCGCTGCTCGTGAGCGTGAAGAAGCCCTTAAGTTTGCTCAGGCCCAGATGGAGGAGAACAAGCGTCTCAAGCAGCGCCTCGGCGTTGGTGAGCGGGTCTTCATCCAAGAGGTCACTAAGGCCGCCAATACTGAATTGGCAGTGGCTAAAGATAAACTAAAGCAAGCTTATGAGTCGGGCGATGCGGAGAATATCGCTGCCGCGCAGGAGGCTATGACAGATGCCAAACTGCGTCTAAAGCAATATGAAAACTTCCGCCCCTCTTTACAAGAAGAAGATACGCGTGTACAAGAAAACCAACAGGTAACGACGCCACAAGCGCCTGCTCCAGCCATCGACCCAAAAGCCGATGCTTGGAAACGGAACAACACTTGGTTCGGCGTGGACGAGGAGATGACCGCCCTCGCACTCGGCCTACATGAAAAGCTGGTCAGGTCCGGAATCGATCCGCGTAGTGACGATTACTACCAACAGATCGATGCGACGATGAAGAGGCGGTTTCCAGAGGCGTTCGAAGACGCTGAAGAGGAAGCCAAACCTCAAAAGGAAGTGGCCAAAACCGCTGCCAAACCAAAGCCGTCCACAAACGTGGCTCCTGTGACGCGGGGAACCGCGCCTCGTCAAATTCGTTTGACAGCTACGCAAGTTGCTCTGGCTAAGAAACTTGGCTTGAGTAATGAACAGTATGCACGGGAACTCATGAAACTGGAGAACGCAAATGGCTGAGAATCGTCTGCAACGAGAAGTTGAAAATAGAGAAGCGGCACAACGTAAGATTTCTTGGACCCCGCCCCAAACGCTCCCCGAACCGGAGCCGCAGGAAGGTTGGGTGTTCCGCTGGATTCGGACCAGTATTATGGGTCAAGCAGATCCCACTAATACGTCTGCAAAATTACGGGAAGGTTGGGAGCCGGTCAAAGCCGCCGAACAACCGAAACTGATGCTGCAAGCTGATCCCAATGGACGTTTTAAAGACAACATTGAGATTGGTGGGTTGTTGCTCTGCAAGGCTCCGGCTGAACTGATGAAACAGCGTGATGACTATTACACACGCCAAGCTCAGTCTCAGATGCAGTCTGTAGACAATAACTTCATGAGACTAAACGACGAGCGTATGCCACTGTTTAACGACAGAAAGACTACGGTCTCGTTTGGTAAGGGCAAATAAATTAACTACTTAGGAGTATCAAATGGCTTATCCCACTGTTGATGCACCTTACGGTTTGAAGCCGGTCAATCTGATCGGTGGACTTCCGTTTGCGGGTGCTACGCGACAGATTCCGATTGGGAGCAACTACGGCACCGCCATCTATAACGGCGATGTGGTTCAGTTGAACTCGTCGGGAAATGTCATCATCACGACCCTCCAGAACAACTCGACCCCGATTGCGGGAATCATCGGTGTGTTCCTCGGATGCTCGTACACCAACCCGACTACGAAGCAGAAGCTGTTCTCGCAGTACTATCCGGGTGGCGTCGTCGCTGACGACATCGTTGCTTATGTTGCCGATGACCCGAACGCTCTGTTCAAGGTCGTGAACGTGACGAGCAACGTTGCCGACAACGCTTCGGGCGGTCTTCTCCCGGCTTACATCTCCCGCGCCAACTCGTTTGGCACGAACGCGGAACTCGTCCTCAACACGGGTTCTTCGATCACGGGCGACAGCAAGATGGGTGTCTTCATCAACAACGTGACGACTTCGTTGCCGTTCCGTGTGGTTGATGTTGTGACCGATACGGCCAACAGCAGCGGGAACATTGTCGAGTTCATCGTCAAGTTCAACGCTGGCTACCACGCGTATAACAACGCGTCGGGCACCTAATAGGAGTCTTAAGACATGGCTATTTCACGTGCACAATTACTTAAGGAACTCCTGCCGGGCTTGAACGCCCTGTTCGGCCTTGAGTACAAGCAATATGGCGAAGAGCACAAGGAGATCTACGAGACTGAGACCTCCGAGCGTTCCTTCGAAGAAGAGACGAAGCTGAGCGGATTCTCCGCTGCCCCGGTCAAGCCGGAAGGCCAAGCCATTGCGTACGACAACGCGCAGGAAGCTTGGACGGCTCGTTACAACCACGAGACGATTGCTCTCGGCTTCTCCATCACGGAAGAAGCGGTTGAAGACAACCTGTACGACTCGCTCAGCAAGCGCTATACGAAGGCTCTTGCTCGCGCTATGGCGTACACGAAGCAAGTCAAAGCGGCTTCGGTCCTGAACAATGGCTTCGCTGCCGCCTATGCTGGTGGTGATGGTCAGCCCCTGTTCTCGGCCTCGCATCCGCTTGTTTCGGGCGGTGTTAACAGCAACCGTCTGACTGCTGCCGACCTCAACGAGACTTCGTTGGAAGCTGCGGTCATTCAGATTGCTGGTTGGACCGACGAGCGTGGTTTGCTCATCGCTGCGAAGCCCCGCAAGCTCATCGTTCCCCCGGCTTTGATGTTCGTTGCCAAGCGCCTCCTCGACACGGAACTCCGTGTTGCGACCGCCGATAACGACATCAACGCGTTGAAGGCGATGGGTGCGATTCCGGAAGGCTACGCTGTGAACCACTTCTTGACCGACACGAACGCTTGGTTCTTGACGACCGACGTTCCGAACGGCATGAAGCACTTCGTGCGTACCCCGCTGCAAAACAGCATGGATGGCGATTTCGACACCGGCAACGTCCGGTACAAGAGCCGCGAGCGTTATAGCTTCGGCTGGTCGGATCCGCTGGGCATGTTCGGTTCGCCGGGCGCGTCCTAATAGGACCGGTGAGGGGGGCTTCGGC